CAAGACAAGCAAAATAATCTGACATTTACCAAGGCCTTGATCTTGACTATCAGGGCCTTGTGTAGTAAAATTATATTATGAAAAAGAAAATACAAAAGGCTGTTGAATGGATATTGTACAAACAAATACCTGCATGGATGTTGATTGTGGCAATTGTTCTTTGGATAGTCTTATAAGGGAAATAAAATGACAAAAGTGTTTGACGCAACAAAATTTAGAAAGAGTATCACAAAATCAATACAAGGCTTAGGCATAGGATTCAGCGATCCCACAGACTGGATCTCAACAGGAAATTATGCATTGAACTATTTGATGACCAGTGATTTCAATAAAGGTATTCCGCTAGGCAAAGTGACTGTACTTGCAGGTGAATCAGGAGCAGGCAAGAGTTACATAGCATCAGGAAACATAATCAAGAACGCACAAGAGCAAGGCATCTTTGTTATATTGATCGACACAGAGAATGCACTGGATGAGAAATGGTTACAGGCATTGAAAGTAGACACATCAGAAGACAAACTACTAAAATTGAGCATGTCAATGGTCGATGATGTGGCAAAAACTGTTTCAGAGTTCATGAAAGGTTACAAAGAGCAACACGCAGACAACAAAGAAGGTGCACCTAAAGTGCTATTTGTCATAGACAGTTTGGGCATGATGCTGACACCAACGGACGTGAATCAGTTTGAAGCAGGTGACATGAAAGGCGACTTGGGTAGAAAACCTAAGGCGTTGACAGCCCTTGTGAGAAACTGTGTGAACATGTTTGGTAGTTGGAACGTGGGACTGATAGCAACCAATCACACATACGCATCACAGGACATGTTTGATCCGGATGACAAGATATCAGGTGGACAAGGATTTATCTACGCAAGTTCTATTGTTGTTGCAATGAAGAAATTAAAATTAAAAGAGGACGAAGCAGGTAATAAAGTCTCAGATGTGAGAGGTATAAGAGCCGCTTGTAAAGTCATGAAGACCAGATATGCCAAACCATTTGAAGGTGTACAGGTCAAGATTCCATATGAAACTGGTATGAATCCATACAGTGGATTAGTTGATCTTTTTGAGAAGAAAGGGCTATTAGTTCAGACGGGAAACAGACTGAAATACATCGATAAAGCAGGTAAAGAACACATAGACTTTAGGAAAGCATGGGTTGGTGATAAATTAGATATGATAATGGCAGAATTCAAAGAAGAAGCACCAACAGAGATAGAAGACACTGATGCCCCTATCGAAGTGGAAACAAAAACAAAAACAAAGAGTAAAAAAGAAGAGTAATGATAGATTTCACACACGAGGACATCGAAAGGTTATGGAACTCCATAACACACTACGTTCCGGAGAGACAGAAACTGGACTGTGCCATAGACTTTATTAAAAGCCTAGAGGACATAGGAGTAGAGCATGACGTACTCAAAGGATCTGCAGAGCTTGATCCCAAGTTAGAAGAAGCCGTTGCTACTGTGTTCGAGGAAGACGAAGAGTCAGACGGATACGGCGAAGATGATTAATTGGTACAACGAAGTAAGCAGAAACCTAGACAAGATACCAGACTGCGTGGCATACTTTGACCAAGAATTGTTAGAGGCCAAGAAGCAGTGCAAGATATACGGTAACCTGGAAAGGGCCAGTGCGTCACTACCAGGCATAGTGGAAGAGAGATTCAGTCAACTGCAACAACTAGAAGCGATATTAGAATACCTAAACATCGAGTTGAGGAGACTGAGATCAAAGACTTTCAGGAAATACTTAGAAAATTACAACAGAGCGTTATCAAGCAGAGATGCAGAGAAGTATGTGGACGGCGAGGACGATGTTGTCGACATGGACAAGATCATAAACGACTTCGCACTAATCAGAAATCAATGGCTGGGCATAACCAAAGGACTGGACCAAAAACAATGGCAGATCACAAACATTGTCAAACTGAGGGTCGCGGGAATGGAAGATGCCGACATCAAATAGGATTATACTCACAGACGTAGACGGTGTGCTGTTGGAGTGGGAACACCACTTCACTAAATGGATGTTGCAACGAACACTGTTTGACGAGAGGGGTGCGAGATATCACCCACACAGACTACTACCAGACAAACAGAACACATACGAAATGGCAGAACGTTTTTGTGTGACCAAAGACGAGATCAGGAAGCACATCAGGGAGTTCAATCGTAGTGCCTGGATAGGCACACAGAGACCAATGTTGGAATCACAGACTTGGGTAAAACTGTTGGCGGCCGAGGGGTGGACATTCATACCCATTACTTCTCAGACATCAGATATACCTGCACAACAGTTGCGTAAAAGAAGAATGGGAGAACTATTTGGTGATCATGTATTCACAAATTACCATATACTAGGCACTGGTGCGGACAAAGACAGTGCTTTAGCGGAGTTTCACGATACCGGACTGTATTGGGTCGAGGACAAACCAAAGAACGCTATAGCCGGGCTCAAATACGGTTTAAAACCTATATTAATAGACCATCCATACAATCAAGACCTACAACACCCTGACATTATACGTGTAAGTAATTGGAAACAAATACACGAGATAGTCAGTGGAAAAATTAAAAAATAAAAACAATTTCTGTATTCGACCATTCAACAGTGCTTGGATAGATGCCAAGGGTGACATCAGTCCTTGTTGTATGTTGGACCCTTTACAATCGGAATACACGAAGAAAAATCAGTACAGCATTAAGAAAACCGATCTAGTATCATGGTGGAAAAGTGATTACCTGAAGTACTTAAGATCACGTTTCCTCGAGGACAAGAGACCAACAGAATGCTCAGAGTGTTGGAAAAAGGAAGACACAGGCCTTTCCAGTTTTCGTATGAGATCTAACACAGAACACCGTGCAATATTCAAAAACAAATATCAAAGAAACTTAAAATTGATCGGCAAAGAGGACCTAGAATTTCCTGAAGATGTTCATTTTAATATAACAAATTTATGTAACTTGAAATGTCAAATGTGTAGTGGTGAAAATAGTTCTAAACTACTTGTTGAAAATAACGCACTAGGTTATGAAGATTTAGACCAAAAAGATTTCGATCTCAAAGATTCGGATTACGTAAAAATGTTGGAACTAGTGAAACATGATCTAAAAATATTGAAAGTCCTAGGCGGAGAACCTTTATTCAATCCCCGTGTAATAAAATTACTCGAGATGCTTGTGCAGAACGGACAGGCAAAAAAAATAAAATTACATGTCACAACTAATGGTACAATGTGCAACGACAAGATAATATCATTGTTGAAAAAGTTCAAAGATTTGAGGTTAGTATTCAGTGTAGACGGAGTAGGTAAATGCAATGAGTATATGAGATTCCCATCTAAGTGGGAAGCGATCAGTGCCAATATAACAAAGTTTAAAGAAAATTTAATGCATGCCTATATAATGATAAACTGTGTTGTACAAAATCTAAATGTGCTTTATGTGGATGAATTATTAGAATTTACTAATCAAAAAAAAATATTTGTTAAATTTGATCTAGTCCTTGAACCACATTGGTTGCATCTGTCAGTGTTGCCAAAAAACGTGTTGAGTATGGCATACAAAAAGTTATCCAGCGTAAAGGAAAAAAACTTACTGCACACAGATAACGTCAAGGAGATAATAAAACTTTTGAGACACCACATTGATAATTACAATCTCAATGAGGAGAAATACAAAAATTTCTTAGATATGGTCAACAAGAGAGATAATTACAGGAAAGTAGAACTAAAAAATTACATGCCTGAACTGGCGAAAGAAATATTCAAATGAAAATATACGTCGGTCACGACAGCAGAGAAGACATAGCATACCAAGTGTGTGAACATAGCATCAAACGTAGAGATCCGTCGGCAGAAGTAATTCCCCTCAAACAAAAACAGATGCGGGATCAAGGCATATACACTAGACCTGTAGACAAGTTAGCATCAACAGAGTTCACGTTCACTCGATTCTTTGTACCTTACATGAACGACTTTAAGGGATGGGCAGTGTTTTGTGATTGTGATTTCCTTTGGAAGATTTCAAGCCATGAACTTGTGAAATATTGTGATCCAAGCAAGGCTGTTGTTGTAGTGCAACACGATTATGCACCAAAAGAGACAACCAAGATGGACGGACAGGTGCAGACATCATATCCCAGGAAGAACTGGTCTAGCATGGTGCTTTGGAACTGCGAACACCCCAAGAACAAAATTCTCACACCAGAACTATTGAACGAAGAATCACCAAAGTTCCTACACAGGTTCAGTTGGTTGGAAGACAATGAGATAGGTTCAATGCCCGCAGAGTACAATTGGTTGGTAGGCTGGTACAAAGAGTCAAGGGATGGTACACCTAAAATACTACACTACACAGAAGGTGGTCCGTGGTTCGATGGATACCGAGATTGTGAATACGCCGATGACTGGAAGAAAGAGCTAATAAATCTTTTTAGTTCGTAAAATCAAAAATAAATCTTATCTATTTGGTCGACATTTGGTTTCTGTTCAATGACTTCGCTATGATCAAAACCTAGTTCAAACATAAATTCATCCATTTCGTTTTCACACGGTATACAGGGGAATTGTTTGTCCTTATGTTTATTAACTTCTTGTATCACATACTTGGCACGTGTGAATATGTCCGGTGCCCCTTGCATGATCATTATTTCAGCACCCTGAACATCCTGTTTAATCAAATCAAACTGGGCATCCTTACCAACCAATTCGTCCAAGGTCTGCATCGGCCGAGTCTCGAAATCTTTAAAAATACTAAACACTGTTGATCCTTTGGTGTATGTTACTTTCTTTTTATTTCCCTTGTCAATTTCGCGAAGATACATTTTGATTTCTCTATTGCTATCACCGAGTACAGCGATATGGCATTTGTCAGCAATTTCTTTCAGATGCTTCTCATATTTTGGTCCTGCTTCTATACAGGTGTATTCTGCATCAGGCCATATTGATTTCACCGTCTTTGTCCAGAATCCTATGTTAGCACCTATGTCTAGGATCTTCCTTGGTGTAAACTTGCTCTCCGCTTTGAGTTTTTTTAGATATTCGTACATCATGTTTTACAATAAACAATGTCAGGCCATGTTTTAATTAATACCTTGAACCCTAAGGATTTAAGGTGTTCCTTGATATCTCTTTTACTGCTACCGTACCTTTCACTGTTGCCATTCAATTCGATCATCAAGTATTCAACGTTTTCTAAAGTTTTTTCCGCACCTTTGAGAACTTCCATTTCAAGACCTTCGACATCTATCTTAATTAAATCTATAGCATTGTATCCTAAAGAATCTAATTTGTTAATTTTTGTTTCTCCGTTTTCTAGTAACACTCTGGTATTTTGAGTGGCACTTTCTTCTGTCAACTTTACATACCCATCTTCGTTGCCTAGTGCTTGGTTGTATGATTCAATATTATCATATGCACTAATATTCCTTGCAAGACAGCCATAATGTAAATTATTAGGTTCATAGCAATGAATTTTTTTTGCATACTGTCTCATAGATAATGTCCATGTACCGCACCATGCTCCCACGTCAACTATTAGATCAAACTCCTTCCCTTGTCCCTTGCACCAGTCTGTAAATCTATTGAGGCAGGTGTCCTGCATATAAGGATATCCTTTCTCACGCCATTGTTCTATCTGTGCATCAGTAGACGGAACCCATAGACCATCGGAAAGTTGTTCTATGCTCACAGTAGTCCCTTGTCCATTAATATTTCTACTGCTGTGCCGTTTCCAAACTCCTCGGGTGTGAACTGTTGATAGGCAAGGCTGTACAGCCATGGTTCAGGTCCCCCGTAGTAAGGATTCTCTATGTCTGCTAGTTCCACGTTTCCTACGTCCACCGCGAAACTCTTGTTGTCACAGAACACAGGTATTCCCTCACACATGGCCTCCACGGCTACTATACTGCAACTGGTAACGACACACCATGCTTCTTTGAGATCCTCGGATAGGGGTACTTTCGCTTCACTTGGTCCTGATGTACCCCTGCCCCTAGGCTTGTGTCGAAGTCGGATAGGTCTGTCAGTGTATCTCTTGATCTGTTCTATGGTCTCGTTTGTCCAGTCTGGACGATCGAGGTAGTTGTGTATGCCTTCACTACTAGGACACACTAAAACGTATTTGCCGGCAAAGTTTGGTGCTTTGATCTTCATTCCAAACTTCTCAAATCTGTCCGCCTTGCAATTTTTAATGTAAGGAACATGTATGGCATTCTTGCACACACGCCAATAATGATTGTCAGGTTTTAGATTGTTGTTGTCAAATCTTCCAAAGTAAGGTGTGTCGGTGAACCAGTAGTTGTGGTTACGTGCTTCCAACTTCTTGACCATTTCTCTGTTGTTGCCAACGAACCCCCAGAACATGCTGTTGCTTACAGGATCTGTTTCGGTTGCGTTGTCTAATTTTGTTATCTGGTCAGGCCATGCTTTCTCAACACCGTTGAACACTTCCCATGCCTTGCTGTTTTTATTATTATATGGTGCGTAGATTGTTAGCATCTATAAATTCTATAAGTTGTTCAGCCCACTGCCTGTGACCTTCTGCCGATGGATGAGGATCACTTTTACTGCTTATCATTCCTTTGTCTAAAATAAATTCGTATTGACTGAGAGTAGGGCTAAAAAATCTATTCATGTTTATGGAGTCTTTGATAATTTTGAAATCAAAGGTGTCAGACCCAAAATCATTTGGCAGAGAATTATACATCACGTATGGTATTTTCTTCCTTTCAAAATAGTTTTGCAGATCAAAAACACTATCCAAGAATCTCATTGTCATGTTATTTTCAATATCCCAACCTGTGTTTTTCCTTACGAAATCAACATTGTCTAGAGTTTTCCAGGTACGCCATGTAAGTTCAGTTCCAGGCATCCTGCCTTTTTTATGTCCGTCGTTGGTAACGTAGTCATTTCGGCTGGCACTGGACCAACCTATGACAGCGAAGTGCTTATCACGTTTGTGACGTTCCAACCACACCTTGGTAGTGAAACTAATCCTGTCATTTCCTCTGCCGCCCATAGCAAAGTTGACCAAAGGCATGTTATATTTTTCTGCAAGTATTTTAGTGGTAAATGTGTCAACA